TATTGAATTTGTAGAGTGGGTTAACACACTTGAGTTTTTTTAAAAATTGGAAGAAACAACCAGGTAAGCCATTAGATACACAATTAGATGAGATTGCTGATTACTTAGCTTTCAGTTTGCAATTAACTTTGACTATTGTTAATGAAGAAGATTTGGAAGAAACCACTGAGGTTATGGTTGATTTGTTTGAAAATGAAGTTACTTTACCTAAACTACATTCAGTTTATTTTGTTCATGTAATGCATACACTAACAGAACAATTTGTAAAAGGTATTGATAATAGTATTGTACAAGTTTTAATAATGCCTTTTTTGTACGCCAATACTTACTATTCTATCGACCAACTCATTGACGCATACAAAAAGAAAATGAAAAGGAACCACAAAAGACAAGATGGAACAGCAGACGCAGGGAAAGGATACGTGTAAAGACATCTTAGATCGAGTCAAGGAGGTTTTGGGGAAGTGAGAGAACGCACTAAAGTTATATATCGTGGTTGGAATAAGGAGATATTTATTTTACAGGGTAAAATATGAATGTTATTGGTTTGCGCCAAATATTTGATGAACTCAAAAGATCGTATGAAGGTTATAAAATCGTTGTTATTCCAATAGAAGTTGATTTTGAAATCAAATAAATAGGAGTGATGAGAAGTGACACAATACTTAGTCACAACATTCAAAGATTCAACAGGACAACCACATGAACATTTTACTGCTGTTAGAGATAATCAGACGTTTACAGTTGTTGAGGCGGAGAGTAAAGAAGAAGCGAAAGAGAAGTACGAGGCACAAGTTAAAAGGGATGCAATTATTAAATTAGGTCAGTTGTTTGAAAATATAAGGGAGTGTGGGAAATGACGGATGTTAAAATTAAAACTATTTCAGGTGGAGTTTATTTTGTAAAAACAGCTGAACCTTTTGAAAAATATGTTGAAAGAATGACGAGTTTTAATGGTTATATTTACGCAAGTACTATAATCAAGCAACCAACGTATATTAAAACAGATACGATTGAATCAATCACACTTATTGAGGAGCGTGGGAAATGAATCAGCTGAGAATTTTATTACATGACGGTAGTAGTTTGATATTACATGAAGATGAATTATTTAACGAAATAGTATTTGTTTTGGACAATTTTAGAAATGATGATGACTATTTAACGATAGAAAAAGGTTATGGCAGAGAACTTGTATTGAACAAAGGTTATATAGTTGGGATCAATGTTGAGGAGGCAGACGATGATTAATATTCCTAAAATGAAATTCCCGGAAAAGTACACTGAAATAATCAAAAATATAAAATAAAACACCTGAAGAAAAGCTAAGATTGAAGATGATTTCATTAAAGAAATTAATGATAAAGACAGTGAATTTTACAGTCCTATGATGGCTAATATGAATGAACATGAATTAAGGGCTATGTTAAGAATGATGCCTAGTTTAATTGATACTGGAGATGACAATGATGATTAAAAAACTTAAAAATATGGATTGGTTCGATATCTTTATTGTTGGAATACTGCGATTATTCGGCGTAATCGCACTGATGCTTGTTGTCATATCGCCTATCTATACAGTGGCTAGTTACCAAAACAAAGAAGTACATCAAGGGACAATTACAGATAAATATAACAAGAGACAAGATAAAGAAGACAAGTTCTATATTGTGTTAGACAACAAGCAAGTCATCGAAAACTCTGACTTACTATTCAAAAAGAAATTTGATAGCGCAGACATACAAGCTAGGTTAAAAGTAGGCGACAAAGTAGAAGTTAAAACGATTGGTTATAGAATACACTTTTTAAATTTATATCCGGTCTTATACGAAGTAAAGAAGGTAGATAAATAATGATTAAACAAATATTAAGACTATTATTCTTACTAGCGATGTATGAGCTAGGTAAGTATGTAACTGAGAAAGTATATATTATGACGACGGCTAATGATGATGTAGAGGCGCCGAGTGACTTCGCAAAGTTGAGCGATCAGTCTGATTTGATGAGGGCGGAGGTGTCAGAGTAGATGATGTGGTTAGTCATAGCAATTATATTACTAGTCATCTTATTGTTTGGTATGATGTTGCAAGCTGAACAGTTAAAAGGCGATGTGAAAGTTAAAGAGCGGGAGATAGAGATATTAAGAAGTAGATTGAGACATTTTGAAGATTAAAAATATTTGTATGGAGGGTATTCATGACTAAAAAGAAATATGGATTAAAATTATCAACAGTTCGAAAGTTAGAAGATGAGTTGTGTGATTATCCTAATTATCATAAGCAACTCGAAGATTTAAGAAGTGAAATAATGACACCATGGATTCCAACAGATACAAATATAGGCGGGGAGTTTGTACCGTCTAATACATCGAAAACAGAAATGGCAGTAACTAATTATCTTTGTAGTATACGAAGAGGTAAAATCCTTGAGTTTAAGAGCGCTATTGAACGTATAATCAACACATCAAGTAGGAAAGAACGCGAATTCATTCAAGAGTATTATTTTAATAAAAAGGAATTAGTGAAAGTTTGTGATGACATACACATTTCTGATAGAACTGCTCATAGAATCAAAAGGAAAATCATATCTAGATTGGCGGAAGAGTTAGGGGAAGAGTGAAATTGGCAGTAAAGTGGCAGTTTTTGATACCTAAAATGAGATATTATGATAGTGTAGGATATTGACTATCTTACTGCGTTTCCCTTATCGCAATTAGGAATAAAGGATCTATGTGGGTTGGCTGATTATAGCCAATCCTTTTTTAATTTTAAAAAGCGTATAGCGCGAGAGTTGGTGGTAAATGAAATGAACGAAAAACAAAAGAGATTCGCAGATGAATATATAATGAATGGATGTAATGGTAAAAAAGCAGCAATTACAGCAGGTTATAGTAAGAAAACAGCAGAGTCTTTAGCAAGTCGATTGTTAAGAAATGTTAATGTTTCGGAATATATTAAAGAACGATTAGAACAGATACAAGAAGAGCGTTTAATGAGTATTACAGAAGCTTTAGCGTTATCTGCTTCTATTGCTAGAGGAGAACCTCAAGAGGCTTACAGTAAGAAATATGACCATTTAAACGATGAAGTGGAAAAAGAGGTTACTTACACAATCACACCAACTTTTGAAGAGCGTCAGAGATCTATTGACCACATACTAAAAGTACATGGTGCGTATATCGATAAAAAAGAAATTACTCAGAAGAATATTGAGATTAATATTGGTGAGTACGATGACGAAAGTTAAATTAAACTTTAACAAACCATCTAATGTTTTCAATAGAAACATATTCGAAATACTAACCAATTACGATAACTTCACTGAAGTACATTACGGTGGAGGTTCGAGCGGTAAGTCTCACGGCGTTATACAAAAAGTTGTACTTAAAGCATTGCAAGACTGGAAATATCCTAGGCGTATACTATGGCTTAGAAAAGTCCAATCAACAATTAAAGATAGTTTATTCGAAGATGTCAAAGATTGTTTGATAAACTTCGGTATTTGGGACATGTGCCTTTGGAATAAGACTGATAACAAAGTTGAATTGCCAAACGGCGCAGTTTTTTTGTTTAAAGGATTAGATAACCCAGAGAAAATAAAGTCGATAAAAGGCATATCAGACATAGTCATGGAAGAAGCGTCTGAATTCACACTAAATGATTACACGCAATTAACGTTGCGTTTGAGGGAGCGTAAACACGTGAATAAGCAAATATTTTTGATGTTTAACCCAGTATCTAAACTGAATTGGGTTTATAAGTATTTCTTTGAACATGGTGAACCAATGGAAAATGTCATGATTAGACAATCTAGTTATCGAGATAATAAGTTTCTTGATGAAATGACACGACAAAACTTAGAGTTGTTAGCAAATCGTAATCCAGCATATTACAAAATTTATGCGTTAGGTGAATTTGCTACACTAGACAAATTGGTTTTCCCTAAGTATGAAAAACGTTTAATAAATAAAGATGAGTTAAGACATTTACCTTCTTATTTTGGATTGGACTTTGGCTACGTTAATGATCCTAGTGCTTTTATACATTCTAAAATAGATGTAAAGAAAAAGAAGTTATACATCATTGAAGAGTATGTTAAACAAGGTATGCTGAATGATGAAATAGCTAATGTCATAAAGCAACTTGGTTATGCCAAAGAAGAAATTACAGCAGATAGTGCAGAACAAAAAAGTATAGCTGAATTAAGGAATCTAGGGCTTAAAAGGATTTTACCAACCAAAAAAGGGAAGGGTTCGGTTGTACAAGGGTTACAATTCTTAATGCAATTTGAAATCATTGTTGATGAACGTTGTTTCAAGACTATTGAAGAGTTTGACAACTACACATGGCAAAAGGACAAAGATACAGGTGAATATACTAATGAACCAGTAGATACATACAATCATTGTATCGATTCGTTGCGTTATTCAGTGGAACGATTCTACAGACCGGTTAGAAAACGCACAAATGTCGGTTCGAAAGTTGACACAATAAAATCTCTAGGATTATAGGAGGGAACAAATGTTAAAAGTAAACGAATTTGAAACAGATACAGATCTACAGGGAAACATAAATTACTTATTTAATGATGAAGCCAATGTTGTTTACACATATGACGGGACAGAGTCTGATTTATTACAAAACATTAATGAAGTAAGTAAATACATTGAACATCACATGGATTACCAACGACCTAGATTAAAAGTGTTAAGTGATTATTACGAAGGTAAAACTAAGAATCTGGTTGAGTTAACACGACGCAAAGAAGAGTACATGGCAGATAACCGTGTAGCGCATGATTACGCATCTTATATTAGCGATTTTATTAACGGTTATTTCTTAGGTAATCCGATTCAATGTCAAGATGATGATA